CTTCTGGAATAGTGGATTCACCACTACCACCAGATTCAAAATCAAACTTGACGTCTGCAAAATCGCTCATTATTTTTCTCCTTTTGAAAATCCAAGTTTATTAATAATATATGTCAAGTTAGGTTCTTCAAAAGAATCTAGCTTGCCACTCCTATCCTTGGCGATGTAATTATCCCCAAGAACTGTTTGCAACCAACGATTGGTTACTTTCTTCCCTTCATCGTTTTCTTCGGTAAAAGTCCTAAGACATAATACCTCATCAAAGAAGTAAGGAATTTGGGTAGGTAGTTTAGCGCCAACCATCATTGGTTGGTAGTGAAACATACCTGTTGCTTCGTCTCGAAGCTTGTCTTCTTTAGCAACAAAAATAACGTGCATTTTAAGATCTCTAAATCTTCGCATCGTTCTTGTCATTACTGTAATTACCTCTCCATAAGCCTGTCGAGGATCTTTAGACCTTGCTTTTTCTTGTGCTAGTAAAAGCTCAGACATCTCAGTTACGCTATCTAAACAGATAGTATCGTAATCGAGTTTGCCATTTTCTAGCATCTCAGCAATCTCTTCAATCTCTGAGGCTTCTTTAACTTCAATAGCGGTAACATTGGCTGCATCTTTAATAGACAGTAAACCAGCTTCCATACTAATAATTAAAGTTTTTCCAGGTGAGGTTGCAAGCGAAGTTGTTTTACCAGCTCCAGCTGCGCCATACATTAAAATCTTAGCCCCTTGATTTTCAACCAAGTCGCTAGGACTTTTAATTCTACTTAAAATATCAGACATTTAATCTTCTCCGTTTTATTTAAAAATACTATTTTAATTTATTTTAATATGAATTACAATGTGTGAACATTAAATATTTAACGGAATGTAAAATGAGAGAAGTAGACCAAAATCAATGGAGAGTGAATTATCTCTGGAGGTTGAAAAACCTAACCAATGAAGAGCTTAAATCATTTAAAACAAAAAATCTAGAACCTGAACATAAGGAGAGGGAAGTGCAAAGAATAACTTTAAAGAAGTATATAGAATTTATTGGAACGGAGCCTGCGGCGGAATTATTTGATTGCTCAGCAGCATCAACCAAAGCTTGGAGGTATGGTTTAAGACAGCCTTCAATTAAACAAGCTAAAAAAATTATTAAAGCATCTGGCGGTAAGCTAGACTTCGAGTCTATCTTTGGTCCTATTGAAGAAAGTAGTGAAAGTTAAGAGTGTTCAATTTACAAGTAACAGCGCAAGACTCTGCGTTGGACTTAGCTCTGGCTTATGCAGAATATGGAATAAGTGTAGTACCACTCCATAGACATAATAAAGTTCCGCCCAAAGAATTAGGGGGGTGGCAAAAATTCCAAGAGCGACAGCCGACGACGGAAGAAATAGAGAAATGGTTTAAAGGGCGAGATGATTTAGTCGTCGCTTTAGTCTGTGGCAAGTTTATTGTTATAGATGCAGATACACCTGAAGCAGTAAATTGGTGTGAGGCCAACTTACCAGTAACACCTTTTAAAGTAGCGACAGGAAAGGGGGTTCATTATTATTATAACAATCCAGAAAATTTTACCACTTGGGTAGCTAAGCGAACTGAGGGCTATGATCCAGCTAAGCTAATTGATATTAGAGGTGTCGGGGGTTTGATTGTTGCTCCTCATAACATTCATGCAACAGGTGCTATCTATACCCCTACAAGAATTGAGGATTGGGATCTAAACGATGTTGATGACTTGCCAAACCTAACTCAAGAGTTATGGGTAAAAATAACTGGAGTTGAAAAGGTTAATGGCAAACCAATAGCTGCGCCTTTATCTATTGATGGTATATCAGAAGGTGGTAGAAATGACCAAGCCGCTAGATTAGCTGGCTATTTAATAGCTAAAGGTTTAAATACAGAGTTTACAGAGTTTTTTGTTCAGTCTTGGAACGAACAAAATACACCGCCTTTATCAGCAAGTGAAATATCTACAACAGTTAATTCAATACAAAAAACTCATGACAGAAAAAACCAACAAGCTCCAGCTTATATATCAACAACCAAGAATGTAAATGAGCCTGTCAATCTTTTCTCTCCTCCAGGGGTATTAAAAGATATCTACGAATATTCAGAAAAAATAGCGCACATATCTCAGCCAGCAATTAGCATGCAAGCAGCTTTGTCTTTAGGCTCGGTAGCTTTGGGCAGAATGTATAGAACCAATATGAATAACTTTTCATCTTTATTTTTTATGTGTATTGCTAAGTCTGGCCAAGGTAAAGAAAATGTTAAGACAGTCGTTGAGACTATTTTAGACCATGCTGAATATAGCGACCTTATGGCTGGAGACGGCTACACTTCAAGTGGGGCTATCTACAGTTTATTAAGATATAAGCCAACCCATATAACCGTAATGGATGAGTTTGGTAAAAGATTGGAGAGTATATCTAAGTCATCTAACTCTAACAAAGAAGATGCGTTACAGATACTTATGGAGACTTGGGGAAGATGTCATGGCGTTTTAAGACCAGATAACTATTCAATGATGACGCTAACTAACAAACAACAAAAAGAAGTATTAGATAGATCAACGATTAAGCCTGCAATTACTTTGGTCGGTATGAGTGTGCCTAAAAACTTTTATGGCGCCTTATCAACAGGTCGTATTGTTGACGGATTCCTTAATAGATTTATTGTCGTTGAATCACATGTACCAAGAACTGTTGGCAAGATGGTGGCTTTTGTTGAGCCGCCTCAATCAACCTACGACTGGGTTTCGCATGTTAGACAAGTTGACAATGAAATGGAGCAAATATCTAGAGACAACGCTGAAATGGATTTTAAACAAAGGGTTGTAAAGTTTGACGATGATTCTAATGCTTTGTTAGACAGTTTAGCCTACAGACTTGTTGAGCAACAGAATGCTTTGGAGAAAGAAGGCTTAGAAGTTTTACTATCTAGAACCAGGGAGAAAGCAATGCGTTTAGCTTTAATCGGGGCTTTGGCGGATGATAGAAGAACTAAAGTTATTAAAGGAGATATAACTCAATGGGCAATAGATTATGTTTATTACTACGATCAACTGCTAATAGAAAACTGTAAAGACAAAGTTGCAGGTTCTGAAATGGAAGGACGTATTAAACAAATACTTAGTTTTATTAGGTCGCAGGGAGATTGGGGTATAAGTAAGCGTGATATTGATCGACGTGAAATATTCAGATCAATGAAATCATACGAAGTAAAAGAAATTATAGAAAGATTAAAAAACTCGGGGGAGATACAAGAAAAAGATTTAAGAGCAAAAGGAACTGGACGACCAACTAAACGTATTGTTGCAATTGATCCAGAATTTTTTAATGAAGATTGATAGACTGGCTTTAAGAGAAAGTCTTAGCGATGTAGCTGTTGGCGTTGTGATAGCTTTGCCTTTATCTTTTTTTGTTCTTAACATGTGCAATTATTTTAATGCCAGCTTGTTAACGACCTCTATTATTCAAACAACAGTATTTACACTTGTTGCAATTATTCGCAAATACTGTGTTCGTATTGTATTTAAAAAGGGAGAGCTTAATGGATAAACCAAAACCAAAAATGGAAAACATTAATGACCAGAAACGCGAAGAACGTGTAGCTGGTTTTATAGAGGGCCTTTGGAATGTTAGATGCCATAAACTACCAGTTAGTTATGGCTTAGATTATTGGTGCGAGTCAAAAGAAGTTTCTTTCTGGCTAGAAGTAAAATGTAGAACTTTTGGTATTACAAAGTATGACACTTTATTGCTTTCGGCTAGTAAACTAAGAATGGGCTCAGCTTTATCTTTAGCAACCAATCAGCCATTTGTAATTGTGTATGCAATGACAGACAGCGTTTACAGTCATACCTGGAAAAGGGATCACATATACGATGTAAGATTTGGTACAATTGCAGAACCTGTTTATGAAGAAGATTCAGAACCTTACATTCATTTCAGCAAGGATGAGTTAGAATGTTTGTCTCCTCATCCTTTAGGTTTTGACAGAGAAGAAATGGGATTAGTAAAAAATTATAAAAAGGAAAAGTAATGGAAGACCCAACAGAAAAACTTTATGACTATAAAGGTTGGTTTTGGGATCATGTAAATAGAAGAATGTATCGCTGGCATGAGCTAGAGTTACTAATGAAAGAAAGAACCTTAAAGGAGAAGAACAATGCCGATCAACTCAAGAACCAAGGGAGCGACGTTTGAAAGAGACGTTGCTAAAATATTAAACGAATTTTTTGAATCTGAAGGTATTGACTACGTTTGTAAACGTAACCTAGACCAATATCAATCTAAAGATCTTTGCGATATAAATATTCCTCATCACGCTGTAGAGTGCAAGTTTTATAAAGAAGGGGATTGGTATCAACAGGGGTGGTGGGATCAAGTATGCAAAGCGACAGACGGCCGTATCCCTGTTTTAATTTTCAAATACAATCGTAAGCCTATTCGGGTGTGCGTACCTTTGTATGCAATCAATCCTGAGTGGGATGAAGATAACGATAAGGTAACAGTTATGCCAATTGAAGAATGGCTAGAAGTGTTAAGAAATAACTGGGATCTTTATTTAATTAAGGGTTAACTTAAATTTGCTAGTCTTTGAGCAATATCCATATTAGCCATATTACCCCCCAAAAGATTCAAACTTGGTGTTGTTTGATTTTGAGCTGACAAGTTAGCAGGCTCAACTTCTGGTAGCTCTAAAGCTATAGGAGACTTTGGATCAACTCCTTGATTTTCAAATTGTCTTCGTCCATATTCTGAAGTTTCTCTTACAGGCTCTGCTATTGATTGTATTCCTATAGATCTTCTTATTGGCTGACCAACGCCAAGAGCGTCATA